GCATCGTTGCTGCGAGACTACCAGGGGCTTGTTGACCTATGCGCCACAAGCGAGGCAATGGCTGCCAGTGGTAGCCGAGGCAGACGCTGGCACCTGCGACGATACTACCGGCATTCTGACGGGCGCTGGGTTTCGCATCTGGTGCTGCACAGGGACATCCTGCGAGTTGAGAGAGGATAGCGTGGTATGAGCGACTTCCGGTGGGAGTATGGTGGTAGCTGGGTCCGCGCGACGGCGACAGTTGACGGTTGCCCGGTGTGGCTGAAGTGCTGGCACCTGAACATCCGCGGCCTCTGGCACTGGTCGGCAAGCGTGGCAGCGGACGCGGGCGAGGTGCTGACGTTCGCAGCGGGCGACAGCTACGAGAGCCTGACGGCTGCGCAGGGCGACGCGGAGGCGTGCGTGCCGGAGCTGCTGGCGGCGGCGAGGGGGCTGGCAAGGCGAGCAGGGCGGAGAGACTGACATAGGAGGCAGATAGAGATGCTGACGATCACGTACAGTGAGACGGCTGGATTCGGAGTAGCCGATGCGCCGCCGTACAGCACAGACTTGCAGCTTGATGGGCTGGCGCTCTCTAAGTTGGCCGAGGAGAAACTGCGCGAGGCCCTCGGCGTGTCGGGGCTGACCGACGAGCAGGCGGAGGTGGCGCGGCTGGAGGCGGAACTGGACGCGGCGGTGGCGGATGGGCGTATCGCCGACTGGTGGCCGTACACGCGCGACAATGGCTACACGGTCATTGACGAATGTTCCTACGTGTGGAACAGCGGCTGCCTGTACCCTCGCCTGGATCAGGCACGCCGTGCTGCTGAGAAAGTACGCACGCTCCCGGTGCCGAAGCCGGCGCTACCGGACGTGGAGGAGATGAGCGGCAACGAGTGCCGCCGCGAACTGGCAGAACTGACGCCCAACGAACCTGGATGGACCTCAGGGACACTGGTCCCGGTGATGTGGGTTGGCAGTGATTGCTACACGATGGACGACGGTGAGACTTTGACGGAGTTTGACCGCCGCCTGCTCACTGCGGCCCGGGCGCTGTACGCGGAGGGGGAGGCAAAGCCGTGACGGAGACGATCGAGAAAAGTCTCTCCGAGGCCAACTACCGCACGCAACCGAGGTTGCCCTGCTGCCGCAACTGCCGCTACAGCCGTGGGGAGGGCGTACTGTGGGAGAACCTGTGTTGCACGATCACACCCAACGGGGCGGGAGTGGGGTCGGCGGATATCTGTGACCGCTACGCGCACTGGCATCTGCCAGGCGAGAAACAAGGAGGGTTGATGAACATGAGCTACAGGCCGGAGAGTGAAGACCTCGATCCGGGCGTTGAACTGCTTTAGGGACTCCTCGACGGACAACAGCGGTCCTTCGACAAGATTGCTCAGTGCTTGCAGGAACTGAAACAAGGAGAGAACCATGCTTAGTCCGATCAGTGATCTGAAGAAGCGGCGCATCAACAAGACGCTCCACGGCCGTTCCGTCTACCGGCCCCGCGACGTGCCCGGCCACAACGTCTTCCTGGGCTACTCCACCTGGGCGGCGAACGGACACGTCGGCGTCGGTGACGGGCTCGATCTGTTCGCAGTGGGGGGTGCCCCCGTCTATGCTCCTTTCGACGGCGTACAGACCCGGTGGCTGCACGACGCGACGAGGCTGGAGGTGATCTACCTCGAACGCGCGGACGGGGCGACGGCGGTGTTGGCGCACGTCAACGCGAAGCACGAGGGGACGGGGATCAAGGTGCAGGCGGGGGAGATCGTGGGGTGGGTGCGGAAGGACCTGAGCGACCCGCACCTGCACTTCGAGTTGAGGATGCCGGGGCCGAAGCCGTTGACGGGGAAGACGCCGGCGCAGATGAAGAAGGCCCTGCTGGCGCTCTGCGGGATCAAGTGAGAGGAGACCGATCATGGCTAGACAGCGGAAGGCCCCGGCTGGTGCATTCGTCCCCGGCAAGCCCCCGGACGGCATTGGAGAGACGCGCCAGTTCGGGGCCGTCCTCTGCTTCCGGGCGATGTGTTGCGACTTCTGCAGCCGCGCCCCCTACGCATCCTGCAAGCACTACGAGGAGATGCGGGAGCAGGTCAACGCGCAAAGCAGTGTCATCCAGTGTCCGCAGTACCGGTCGGCGGCCAGGAAGCGACAGCAAGCGAACGACGAAGGATGGTGACGGGAGATGGCGACAGCGATGGCGCAGCAGAAGAACGGCGGGGCGGGGGGGCACGAACGGTCGGAACGCACGGGGGAGCGGCGGGTGCAGTACCCGGTGGTGCAGAGCGTGACGATGACGCGGGAGATGGCTGCGAGGATCAAGGTGGCGGCGGAGGCGGCGGGGCAGCCGACGGCGGCTTCGTTCCTGCGGATGATCATCCGTGACTACCTCGACAGTTGTCTGTGAGAGCCAAAGGAGACCAACGATGTCCAGTAAGCCAAGGACGGCGATGGTGAAGATCGCCGTAGACGAACGCCTCCGCGACGGCGACAAGCGCAAGCAGGTGCGCCTCGCCTGGTGCCTCGCCGGCGGTGGCCCCGACGCCGACGAGAAGGTCGCCCGCGACTTCGGCATCTCTGTCACCTGTATGCGGATCTGGCGCCGCGACAAGGAACCCGACGGTCAGGACTGGGAACAGTTCCGCATCGAACTGTCCCTCGCTAGCCATGACGCGCAGATCGCGATGCTCGGGCAACAGGATGAGGTGTTGGTCCACGCGGAGATCATCGCGGGCGCACAACGCATCCTCGGCGCCGTACGGGCAGCCCTGAATGAGGGGGTGCTCTACGACGGTCCTCCTCCGAAGGCGGGGGTGAAAGACACGCGACAGGTGGTGGCGCAGCTTTGGGCGCAGGACGGCGCGGTCGTGCCGGTGGGTCCGTTGCGGCCGAAGTCTGCCGCGGAGGCCGTGCGGATGCTGCAGGGCCTGTCGGCTACGCTTGACGGGTCCTACAAGCGTGTGGAACACTTACTGGCAATGCGGGGAGACGCGCAGAAGGTGGAGGACGAGATATTCACGCTCTGCTGCACGATCGTGAATGAGTTGTGGGGGGAGGAGGCGATGCAGGAGTTTTGCGCGGCGGCACGGGCGAAGGGTGAGAAGGGGCCGGAGCCGAAGGCGATTGTCGTACCGTTCACTGCAGTAGACGTATCAGGGGATGATCCTGAGGAGACCAACGATGTCCAGTAACGTCAACCGTCTGGCCGATATCGCCAAGCGGATGCAACACTCCGGCGGCGTCCATGTCGGCCCGCTAGAGCCGTCCTACCGCACCGACCCTATCGCCTGGATACGTGACAAGCAACCGAAGATCGACAGCAAGGGCTTCGGTGGGGTCATCCCCTTCAAGCTCTGGCCGTACCAGAAGGACGTGATCCGCTACTTCTGGAGGGGGGGGACGTACTTCATCAAAAAAGACAGACAGATGGGCTTCACGACCACGCTCCTCGCCGGCGCCCTCCCCCACAAGCTGCTCTACGCGATGGACGTGCAGGGGATGCCCTGCCACTTCCACATCCTCGCGGACACGGGCGACAAGGCCCTCGACCTCCTCCGCATGACCAAGATGGCCCTCTACACCGCGAAGCTCGATCGCGAGGAGCAATCCCTGCTCAAGGGCATCGACCCGCAGATGGCGAACCCGACGATCCGCTACGGCCTGCACTCGTACGCTCGTTGTCACGCGACGACGGGCAAGAGCGTGCGCGGCTACTCCGGCAACGGCGTCCTGATCGAGGAGGCCGCCTTCATCGAGAATCTGTGTGATGTCTGGAAGTCAACGGTAGCGATGGTGGCGGCTCTGGAGGCGATGCCGGTGGAGCCGTCGGTCTGGGCGGTGAGCAGCCCGAACGGCCCAAGCTACCACGAGGAACTCTGCGAGAACGCCTCGCAGTGGAATGCCACCTACCTGCCGTACGACTACCGGCAGGTGCCGGGGCGGGACGACGCCTGGGAGGAGAAGGAACGGGCGCGCCTCGGGGACGACATCTTCGAGGAAGAGCACGGCCTGATGGTGGTGGACAGCGACGACCCGCTCTTCAACGTCGATGCGTTGTATCGCTTCGGGGCGGCGCACAAGGAGTTGCCGTCGGAGGCGATCCCTGGGCATCGCTACTCGAAGGGGTTGGACGTGAGTGGCACCTCCGGGGTGACCTTCTTTCTGGTGACGGATATCACGTCCGTGCCGGCGCAGCCGGTGTACGCGAAGGCGATCGTTGGTAGCTTCGAGGAGAAGCGGGAGGCAGTGGCGCGGGAGGACGCGAGGTGGCAGGGTCCGTTGCACGCGGACGGCACCTGGGACCCGAGCTTCGTGGGGGGCTTGGTGGGGCGAGTGAAGCAGTTGCGGGCGGTGCGGTTCACCGGGGGGGCGGACATCGGCAACAGCCACGACACGCAGGAACACCTGCGATGGTTGCAGTACCCGCGGCGCCGGCTGCAGAGCGGGGCGAGGAAGCTCCTGGGCAATGGGACAGTGGTGTTGCACAAGCACGACGAGGAACGAGACTGGAGGGGGAAGGTGTGGAAGGCGGTGGTGACGGCGCGGTCGCATGGGAAGGGGGAGACACCGGGGAAGGTGAAGCGGCGGGGGCGGTACCCGGACGTGCTGGACGCGCTGATGTTGAGTCTGATTCCGTTGATCCCGAAGCGGGACCAGGCGGACGGTGGGCGGGAGCAGTACGTGACGCCGATCCGGAGCACGCGAGACCCAAAGAGAAAGAAGTGGTAGCCGCCGGCCTTGACAGTCGTTCGCCCGAAGCATACGCTTTCGCACAGTCCAGACACCAACGAGGCCGCCGCTATGTCACAGGAAGAGACCCTGATCCCGCTCACTCTCGATGGGCCACCCGCTCGCCCCAAGGACAACACGGCGACCGGCCTCGGGGTTGCCTCCGCCTTCGCCCCGCGCTATCTGGTTTGCGCCGAGGACGTACCATCCCTCCAGAAGTCACCCACCGGAAAGCGCATCCTCGCCGCCGCTGCGGTCGTCTCCAACTCCTCCGTGACCCCGTACGCAGAGAACGCTACCCACGGGTCAACTGGTCTCTCCGTGCAACAGGGCCGCATCGCGCAGGAGTACAACAGCGACCTCACCGACCTGATGACGCGCATGAAGACGTTCAAGGAGATGCGCTACAGCGACACGGCGGTGGGCTCCGCGGAGATGATGCTCTCCCTCCCCCTGGCGCAGACGGAGTTCTACGTGGAGCCGGGGGACGACAAGGAACTGGCGGACAATCTGGAGTGGAACATCCAGTACGGGTTGAAGCAGCCGCATGATGGCATCGCCGGCCGGCCGTTCTCGCGGGTGATCCGGGAGGCCTCCCTGGCCGTGTTGGAGGGCTTCGCCTGGCACTATCAGAAGTTCGGCCCGATGACCGGGGAACATGGCAGCTTCACGGGTTGGCAGGAGTTGGCACCGCGTCTGCAGGAGACTGTCTACCAGTGGGACTTCGATGAGGAGGGGCACGTCAAGGGTCTCGTGCAGTACGGCAGCAACCCGATGACCGGGGAGCCGCAGTATGTCTACTACCGGCGTGACGAGGTAGTCATCTGGTCGTGGATGGACGACGGTGGCAACCCCGAGGGGTTGGGCGCATTGCGCAGAGCCTACCGCGCCTACAAGCAGAAGGACGAGTTTCAGACGTACGCCGCGATCCGCATCGAGAGGCAGGCTTGCGGGGTGCCGATCGCGATTGCCCCCGACGGCGTGCTGATGACTGACACCCAGGCGACGGCCGTGGTAGACCTGATGCGGGCGATCCGCACCGGGCACGATAGCGGCGGGGCCGTGCCGTTCGGGTGGGAGATAAAGATGCTTGAACTGGGGGATGCGTCGGTGCCCTTCGAGAGCCACATCGAGCGGCAGCATCAGGCGATCCTGCAGACGACCGGGGCGCAGATGATGGGCTTCGGGCAGGGGGGAGACCCTGGCAGCAACGCGCTGATAAAGGGGGCGGGGGACTGGTACTCGGACGTGATCCTGGAGTGTGTGGCGGACTGGATCTGTGACACGTTCAACTGCGAGGCGGTGCCTGACTTCGCGGCGCGGAACGGCAGCACGGCGAAGAAGCAGCCGGAGCTACGTCACGGCAAGGTTGCGGTGAAGAACGTGGCGGAGTACACGCGGTCGCTGGCGGCGATGTTCCAAAAGAGCGGGGCGGAGATGCCGGCGGACGCGAATACGACGTGGCGGCAGCAGATGGGGGTGACCCCCACGGTGGACGAGGGGGTGGGTCCTGTGGCTCCTGTGGAAGCGGTATGGGCATCTGTGGAAGGGGGAGGCGGCGGGGGTGGAGGAGCGGAGGGTGTGGGTGGAGGAGGCGCGAAGCAGAAGCGGCTACCGTTGGAGGAGAGTGGGGGCGGGGCGAAGAAGGGCGACGGGAGAGGCGGGGACGGCAAGCGGGGGAAGTTGACTGAGGAGCAGGTGCGGTACATCCGGGCGAACCAGAGCATGGGGGCGGATGTCCTGGCGGAACGGTTCGGGGTGGACGTGGCGACGATCATCAAGGCCCGCAAGGGCATCACCTGGAAGAGCGTCAAGTAGAGGGAGGCGGTATGGACGAGGGAACGCGGCACGAGAGGGCGGTTGAGTTCATCAAGGCGGAGTGCGGCAGGTTGCAGCAGCGGTTCGGATTGGAGCACATGCGTTTTCGGTTCGTTTTCGTGCAAGCAGGCCAGATCGAGACTGAGAGCAGTGGAGGCTACACACGAGAGTTCTTCGCGAGGGTGTTGCCTGACTTGCACAACCATGAGATTCTGATCACGGTCGCGACCCTGCGGCCTCTTTCGGAGATCCGTAGCACATTGCGGCATGAACTCGTCCATGTGCTTGTGGAGCCGCTCCATTCGTTCATGTACCGCATGATTGACAGGCTTCCTCGATCACAGAGACTGGTCGTGTCACAGGAGTGGGATGAGAGGTTGGAACAAGCGGTATCGGACTTGGAGATAGCAATGCGCTGAAGTTTGCCAGTAGTCGCGGGGGCGTGACAGGCGTCAGACATCCGCTGTGGCTAAAGGCCCACTCAGGATGCGGATGTAGCCGGTGGAATTCCGGCGCCCCGCGAGCATCTTTGTAGCACCAAGGAAAGGACGGCGGTAGGCATGATCACCTTCGACTGGACGCAGTTTGACTGGGCTTCATTGATCGTGGGCATGATGTTGGGGATGTCTCTTCTGGTCCTCATCGCGGGTCTCGCGGCTTCTCTCAAGCGCAAGGAATGACGCGCGACCCCTTGACAACAACTAATGCGACGGACTATTCTCCCTGACTGAGATCGGCTAGCCCCTCTACGGCAGGCATGTCGCGGGGTACCCAGGGGAACCGCCGCCCCAGCCATCTCTCCCTCCTGAAGCGTTGGAGGGGGTCTCTGGCAGGCCTCCACGAGAGACCGGGCCGTACCCCCTCCAACGCACAGACCAGAACCAGACAGGCGGTACCCAAGCTCTTACGGCGGGAGGGCCATACACAAGGCCCTCCCGCTTTGTGTGTGTAGGAGCAACGCAGTGGCGTACCCGACAGCATGGTTTCAGCGCAACGCGAACGGGCAGGTCATTGGTTCCTACTCGCAGGTGCCGATCCCCCGTGACGGAACACCCACCTGGCTGCCTCTCATCCCCGAGGGGCAGTTTCTGCTTGAACTCGAAGAGGGCAAGCGCGAGGTCGTAGACATCAAGCCGGAGTACCTGCAGGAGGTCGTCGCGAACTTCGAGAGCGGCTTCCCCGGCCCGGCCGGCGTCCCCGTGGACCAGCGCGCCGATCACTCCCGCAATCCCGATGGCGCGTACGCCTTCTACTCGCAGGTGCGCTACGAACCGGGCGACGGCGTCTGGGGTCTCTTCACTCCGACGGCGTTGGGCAAGGAAGTCATTGCCTCCGGCGCCCTCCCCTACGTGTCCCCCGTCTTCTCCATCGGCGAACTGCCCGACCCCGTCTGGGGCCGGCGCAACATCCTGATCGACGCGGCGCTCTGTACGCAGCCGCAGTTTTCCGGGCAGCCGCAGATGGTGTTGGCAAGCGCCTATGCCCCGGCGCAGGACGAAACATCCGAGGCGGCGTCCGCCGCCGATCCTCACGAGGAAGTGAGCGACATGGCAGAGTTGACCGCTGAGGAACTGCAGGCGAAGATTGACGAGGCGGTGGCCGCCGCGAAGGTAGCATGGGAAGCAGAGCAGGCCGAGGCCGCGCAGCCGCTAGCTGACGAGGTGGAGGCACTGAAGACGCAGCTTGCCGATCTGCAGGCGAAGGCGAACGACGCCGAGGCGCTGCAGAAGGCCTTCGATGACCTGAAGGCCAAGCAGGCGGAGACGGAAGCGAAGGCCCGCTTGGACGAGGCCACCCGCGAGTATGAGGCGCTGCGCACTGAACAGAAGAAGATGTTGCCCGACGGCTCCGAGCAGACCGACGTGATGGCCCTGACGCCTGAGGCTGTCAAGGTCGCCGCTGCGGTACGGGCCAACCCGCTCGACGCCGACGCAGTGCGGGCGCTCACCGAGCACACCCTCAAGCATCGGGGCTTCGAGCTGCAGACGGTCACCGAGGGCAAGCCCAACCTGGTGCTTGCTGCCGCTCCCGCCGGCGCTGCCGCCACCGCGCAACTCGGCGTAGCCGCGCAGCCGTGGACCGACGAGTGCAAGGCGTATGTGACGGGCCGTATGGCTGCCGGCGTCACGCAACAGGCGGCCTATGACGAGTACTGCAAGCGCCTCCTTCCGAGGTAGCAAGTGCCGCGACACGAAGAATGACTTCCGAGAAGGAGTGACCTCATGGCAATGTTCGCTGGCGAGAGAGAGTCCTTTGTCGCAGAGGTTGGTCAGGCCGATTCCCAGAGTGACAGCGTCACCGGGACGGCCTTCGCGATCGAGTCGGGGCAGGCCGTGACGGTACGCCCCGATGGTCTTGTCTACCTGGCTACGGCTGCTGCGGGCGCTACGGACCTGCCCTGTGTCGGCGTGGCCTCCACCCGCATCTGTCACGGCGAGATGCTCACCGTGCGCCGGCACGGCGAGATGCGCGACGTCACTGACATCACTGTCGGGTCTCGCGTCTACCTGTCCGACACACCCGGGGAGTTCTCTATCACCGCCGGCAACACCGAGCAGTTCTGTGGCTTCTCCGACCAGTGCGACGAGCAGTTCTATCTGGACCCGGACCTGACCGTCGCCCCCAGCCATACCGCGGAGTCGTAGTGTTCCACTCCAGTTCAACGATGTGGCCCCGTATGGTAACAAGCACATTGCCGCTCTGAAGCGGCCTGGAGGAAAATCATGCCGCAGACCATCGCTGGACAGCAGACATCCACGATGCCGACGCCGAACTTCGGCAGCTTTCAGAGTGGCTTTCTTCCCGACGAACCACTGATGACGGAGTATCGCACGGCGATCTCCCTCTACGTGGAGGGGCAGCCGGGAAACCCCGGCACCCAGGACCTCATCGCCGCGTGGTGCGAACTTACGATCATGGACACCATTGAGATGTCCCAGCGGTCGATGGAGTTCACGCTCGCCGGTAAGGACACCGGGCGCCCCGATCCGCAGCATGTCGGTACGGTGATCACGCCGATCGTCGCGCCGAAGAAGTTCTGGCTGGCCTCCGCGGTCAATCAGGATGCGTGGTGGAACGGCATGACGCCCGAGCGTCTGCGAGAACACACCATCATGCCCCTGCAGGCCGACCGCCGGCTCTGCAACCGTCTGATCATCGGCACGGCCCTCACCGGCAGCGGTTGGTATAACGCCGATCAGACCCCTCCGCCGTACCTGATGAACACCTTCGACAGCAGCCACGATCACTACATCAGCTACGACCAGGATGGCATCGTGACGCCCGAGAACCACTCCTACGCGAAGTGGCACATCGGTCACCACGGCGTCCCCGACCAGGTGGTCTGTATCACCAACAGCGCCACGCGCTGCGCTATCGAGCAGGAGTATGGTGGCTTCCAGACTACCGCCGACTATGAGAACCTGCCGCTGATCCAGGACCTCAACAAGCTCGGCTTCACCTATGGGACCCCGATGTCCGGCGTGCCGACGCTCTTCAACGATGCGGTGCCCACGGGCTACGCGCTCTACATCGCCCTGTCGTCCTTCGGCAAGCCGATGATGTGGCGCCACCCGCTGAACGACGAGACGAAGACGCTCATCCGCATGGAGAACAACGACATCCCGAATGTCGAGTTCAAGTGGTGGGGCGACTACATCCGTTTCGGCTGGCCGACCATCGTCCGGCCCGAGATGGGCGTCGCCATGAAGCTCGACGCGACCGGCGATGTGGCGTACGCGGCGCCGTCCGGCATCCTGGCCATCGCGGCCTAAGGGAGAGGGCATCATGTTGAACCCGAGAGGGTTGGGTAGCATTGCTCTCGCCGCCGCCGAGACAGAGTACTTCGACTGCGGCCACTACCAGGAAGGCTTCGACGTGCTGGAGTTGCATCTGGCCGGCACGCTCGTTACCGGAGCGGTAGTGGTCGCAACCCTGCAGGTCTCTGCCGACGGTGTGACCTACTACGACGCGAAGATGGTGGATCTGACCAACGGGACCGACACGGGGACGTTGGTTGCGAGCCTGACGAAGGCCGCAACGTTCACCCGGACGATCCTGCGGTTGGCGGCAATCGCCCCCTGGGTACGGTTGAAGCTTGACAACAGCGGCGGGGGCGCCGCAGCCACCATCACCGGAGACGTGTTCGCTCTGATCGACTGAGTTCAACGATGTCCCAAAGGAGCCCAACGATGCGGAAGGAAAAGTCCAGCGACGTAGCGGAGGCACCGGAACAGAAGCATATCGCGTTCTGGGGGGATCTAGCGGGGGGCGTGGTGGCGCAGCCGAGCCTGCGCAAGTTCTACACGAAGGAACAGCTCCTGACGCACCTGCAGAGCCGGTTGCGGAACCTCGACGGGATCTATGAACGGACGACGGCGCCGTACCGCATCGAGAGCGCGCGGGTGACGCGCGAGGCCTTGACGAAGCTCATCAACAAGATTCGCAAGATCGAGGACTTCGCGGCGTGCGAGGCACAACCGATCGACGTGAGCGGCACGTTGGCTGCGTATTGCCAGAAGCATCGCATTCCGACCCCTGACATCGTGGCGCGCAAGAGGGAACCAGAGAAGGCGGAGATCCCCGAGGGGATGGACTTCCTGGAGGACGAGTAGAGTAGAGGCAAGGAGCAAACCACTGTGGCACGCTATGCGACCTGGGCAGATGTCAAGTGGTGGTTGGACAAGGACCCGGGACTCAACTATAGCGAGCCGGACACGGCTATTTTGCAGGGGTTTGAGGACGCGCAGGAGGACATCTTCGAGAACGAAGTGCGGGGCTATATGGCGGTGCCGATCGACAGGTCGGCATCGCCTGCCGCTTTCGGGCAAGCGAAGTCAGTGTGCGCGATGCGCGGGGCGGCACAGGCCGTTCGGTACTTCCGCCAGACCGAGGGCGAAGCAACGGGGATGTGGTGGTCGGAGTGGTTGGAGGGCCAGGCGGACAAGCTGATTGGTCAGATGAAGACGGCTGCGCAACAGCCGGACGACATCGAGGTCTCGGCGGACCCCGTGCAGGTGATCCCGATGTTCGGAGGCCTGCCGGCGACGGGGACCTTCCAGAGGCGGACGACAGCGGCCACGGCAACGACTGTTGAGGACGTGGACACTGAGACCAACGACCATGTGTGGTAGCGATGGAAATCCAGATGGACGCGAGGGTGATAGGGAGGAACGCAGCGAAACAGTGGCTGCGCGGCGTGAAGGATAGGGCGCGGGATCTGCGCCCCGTCTGGCCCGCGATCCTCGGCGTCATCTACCAGAATGAGATGCAGGTCTTCGATGCGGAGGGGGCAGTGGACGGGGAGCCGCGGTGGCCGGAACTGTCGGACAAGCCTATTCGCTTCCACCACGGGACGTTCAAGATAGGCAGGTCTAGGCAGAGCGGGAAGACCATCAGCGTCAAGTACAAGAAGATGGGCTACAAGACCTGGAAGAGGCTGACGCACCCGCAGAAGAAGATCATGCGCCTGAGCGACAAACTACACAAGCAGGTGACGGGCCAGACGCAGGACGGCTACTATCGGGGCTTCCGCACGAAGATGGTCTTTGGCACGAACTACCCTGACTATACCGACGTGCCGGATAGGCCGAGGTCGCCGCGGGACAGACTGACTGGAGACCAGGGTGGGATACTCGACTCGGGCCGGCCAAAGAAGCGTTACAATAGGCGTGGGCGCGGCGGGCAGTACCCGATGGAGCCGAGGACGATCTTCCGTATCACCCAGGCGAACGCGGATGCGATGGCCGACCTGATCATAGACCACATCACTCAGACGAGGGTATGATGGCCGAGAGCAAGAGCAATGCGGTGGCACAGGCGATAGAGGATACGCTCACGGCGCATCTGGACGAGTTCCTGACGTTGCCGACGGCCCCGGACAACCTGTTGAACTACCACCAGCAGAGCGGCATCAACGAGATGACAGCCTCGCAGGCGCCGGCGATCTGGATTGACGACAAGGGCAGTACGCAGGGGGAAGCGAGCGGCAGCGGGGCGGGGGATACGGTGCTGCCGGGGTTTTCCGAGGATGAGTACTCGGTGGACATCGAGATCTGGTTGAAGTACCGCAAGAGTGAAGAGGCGCGGTGGGGGTTGAATGAGTGGCGGGATGCGGTGCAGGCTTGCCTGAATGGCTACTGGCATCTGGGGGATGCCCAACGGCGGTACGAATGCTTCGCGAAGGATGGGGACCCGGCGATCGAAGGGCCGGGGGTGGGGGACGACATTCTGTGGGTGACGACGGTGCGTTGTACGGTTCGTGTGATGGTTCCCGCAGGAAGCGCAACTTTGTAAGAGGTGATGACAGATGGCATACACCGGCCAGCCGTGGGCGAGTCACAAAGAAGCGCGGCTCTGCTTCGCGATGCAGGATAACATGGGAACCGCCGCTGTAACAGGGTTTGAGGAGATCCCCACGAAGGAGGACTGCGACATTGACGTGTCGCCGTCCTACAACTTCTTCCAGCATGGGGGCGGCTACCGTGGGAAGACTTGGTATAGCGACACGGGTGATACCGTCGAGGGGAAGATGGTGTTGCCGTGCAGTTCGGGCTATGTGGCAAGTGGCCTGATCTACAACTGGCTCTTCGGCCGGCAGGCGAGTAGTTACTATTATCAGGGCTACTACGCTACCATCTTCAAGGTCATCAATCTGGGGCTCACGAACGAGTTCGTGGAGATGTACCAGGACGTGAAGGTGACGAAGGGCAGCTTGAAGCTTGACACGGGCCTGGACTACCTGACGTTCGAGGTGGACCTGAAGGCGATGTCGTTGCCGGTGACGACGGAGGCTTGGCCGGGGACGGTGGGGCAGACCTTCATCGACGGGACGCTGTACCCCTACAAGTTTCAGGAGGCGGCCTTCGCGATCGACACCGGTAGTGGGTATGCGGCGAGCGTCGTGACGAAGAACCACACGTTGTCCTGGGACAACATGCTGGAGGATGTGGACTCGCTCGACGGCAGCACGACGATCTACGACGCGCCGAGTACGGAGTGGGCGGACTGGACGGTTAGCTTCGACCAGTGGTATACCAGCAGCGCGATCCGGGCGGCGTTTCTGGCGGGGACAGAGGGCAAGTACAAGGCCACGTTGGCGCGGGCGGCCGGCAACACGGCGACGTTCGAGATCCCGCGGTTGAAGTGGACGGCGGCGCCATTGAAGGTGGGCACAGGCGGGCTCGTCAAGCAGGAGGGTATCAGCCTGCAGGCCCTGGTACCGCTGAGTGGAGACGAGACGACGCAGGCTTGCCTGATCACGGAGGCCGCGACCAGCTAACAGCCGGGGGGGACAGAGACAGGGCGTACCCAAGGAGTCGTACCAAGGAGCCGGGAACATGGAACAGACCACTACCGCCGCCGTGTGCATCGAGAACATGCTTACGGCGGCGGTTTTGCTTGCGCTGGGGCTTGTGGACAACGTGACGGGGAGTTGCATTGGAGGGTCACGGCGGGTGCGGTTAGAGGTGGAGTGCGACCAGGTGCGGTTGGCGGAAGTACGGCAGATGGCCGCGAAGTGCAACGGAGGCCTGGATGGGATCATGGTGGACGTGGGGAAGTATCAGGGAGCGTTTCGGCAGGTGAGCAGAGTGATAGACGAGGCGCGCGACGGCGCCAACAAGGAAAGGATCGTGTTGTAGATGAGCGATGATCAGATTGTGGAACAGGGACAGGAAGTAGTGCAGGAGGCCGAGGCGGCGCCGGCGGAAGTGACGCCGTCTCTGATGCTGGTATTGGGCGAGGCGACGGTGCCGGCGCTCGTGTTGCACAAGTTCGACGCGGCGTACCCGGACGGCTACTTCATCCAGGCACAGGTGCCGGCGAGCGAGGCGAAGATCAGACAGTCGGGGCGGGAGATCCGCTTTGAGAACGTGGTAGTAAAGGGCGGCAACCGGGCGCAACGGCGGGCCGGTGGTAAGACGGAAGCGCGACAGTTGGTGCAGTGGGATGAGGATGAGTTCTTCCTGGCGAAGTGCGAGGCTCAGATCACGAAGTTCCGGCTGTTGGGCAAGGATGCGAAGACCGGACAACAGACCGAGGTGGTCTTCAATCCGACTGGCAACGACGATGTCTACCGTCGGTGGCTTCATCCCAAGAACAAGAACTTCCGGGAGTTGCTTGAACAGTATCTGGACTGGGTGGCGGGGCGCGACGACGGCGAGTTTGATGAGCAGTTCGAGATCCTGGGAAACGCCTGAAGGGCGTAGTGGCCCGGTACGTGAAGACGGGCCGCTTCGACCCGTGGCAGGTGTTGAATGACGAGGCGGAACAGATAGCAGCAGCGCAACGGCGGGCGAGGCGAGAGGTTGACGCCTCGCCGTTGCGCTTGACGGAACGGAGCACGGAGGAGGAGACAGAGGCATACCGGCGGGACGTGCGGGAACGCGAGGAGGCGTTGGCGGAGCGGGTGGCGGAGATCATGGCAGAGGGGACAACGGAGTTCGACAGGTGGTGCGCCGAGGTGATGTTCTCGTTGTTCAACGAGGCGTGGTGGTTGGGAGAGACGCATCAGTTTCGGGACGGGCGACCGTTGGGCGAACAGAACGAGTGGCGGGTGGGGTTGTTGGGGATGATACGGGCGGGGATCACGGAACGGCAGTGGGGTGGTGGGGGGGAGAAGTCCAACGACGGGGATGGAGCGGGCGGGCAGACGTACAGGGATATGCCGCCCGAGGAGCTTGAGGCATGGCTCGGCAAGCAAGTGTAGCGATAGACGTGGAGATCGGCAACATCCGCCTGGGTCCGAACGCTCGGGTTCCTGCCTTGGTGACCCCTGGGGGGGGAGGCGGCGGCACTGGCGGGGGAGGCACCGGAGGTACAGGAGGTGGAGGTGCTGCAACGACTCCGCCGCGGGGTCTGTTCGGGCAGGGGGGGGGCTTCGATGTAGGCGGGAACGTGGCTGGTGCCCTGGGGGCGCTCGGCCTGCGCCGTCAGTTGATCTCCTTCGGCTACCTTGGACCGCTACTGGGGAAGCTGCTGATCCCTGTCATGGCCTTGGTGGCGGGCTTCGCGGCATTGCAGATGGCTATCAAGGGTGTCACTGCGGTGGTGAAGATAGCGATTGCTATCGTCAAAATCTACGCGCAGGTGATGCTCTCGCAACTGAAGCTATGCCTAACGGCTGTCGTGGAGTTGGGTAAGGGCTTCCTGTGGTTGACCGGACAGGCGATTGCCGGCACGACGCAGGCGATGATCTGGTTCGGCACCAAGGCCGTCGAGGCAATGGAGTGGGCAACGAACGCCTTCCGTCGGATGGCCGAGGAAGGCGTTCGTGCCTTTGCCGAACTGGAATTGGCGGCGGCCAAGGTCGCGACAGTGATGGGGGGGATCGGCGAGGCGTCCATTAAGGCGCGCGAGGTCGTGACGGCCTTCGCATTGGAGATGAGCAGCCGCACGCAGTTCGCGGCGAATGAAGTCGCTGCGGCGATGTACGAGGCCTACAGCGCGGGCTTCGTGGGCGTGAAGGCGGTCGAGGCGTTGACTGCGGCCTCGTTGAACTTGGCTGCGGCGACGCAGTCGGAGACTGGGCCGGTCATGGAGACCCTGGCGGCAACGTTGAACACGTTCAAGTTCTCTGCGTATGACGCGACAGCCGTTGCGGACGTGTTCACGGTGGCGATCTTCCGTTCCGCGGCGACGATGGACAAGCTGATAGAGAGCATGAAGTTCGCGGGGCCGGTAGCTGCGAGCATGGGGATCAATCTGAAGGAGACCGTTGCGCTACTGGAGGGCTTCTATCAGGCGGGGTTGCAGGGCAGCATGGCGGGGACGTACTTCCGGCAGGCCGTGGTGGCGTTGACCAAGGAGACGGACAACGCGCGGAAGGCGTTCCGGGGCTTGGGCATCGACTTCAAGAACCTGTCCGTGGTGAATACGGGTAGCTTGATGAAGTCGTTGGAGATGCTTGAGGCGTTGCAGCGGAGGGTGGGCAAGAAGGCCGTGATGGACGCTCTGGTGCAAGCGTTCGGGAGCCGTGGCAGCTTCGGCCTGCTGACCCTGTTGAACGTCGGCACGGCGCAGCTCAAGGAGTACCAGGCGCAGTTGAATGAGACGGGGCTTACGTCGAAGGCGGCAGCCGACCAGTTGAACACGCTCGCCGGGGCCTGGAAGCTGCTGACGAACCTCTGGACGAACTTCGAGACGAAGCTGATCCAGGGGACAGTGGCGAACTACCTGCGGTGGTTCGTGCAGATACTACAGGACTTGGTCAAGTACGCGGAGAGCAGCGGGGCGTTGGC